CTCGTGCTGACAATACTCGGAGGGTAGCCTCCCGGGAAGATAAGTCGACGCCGACATAAATTACCGCCCACTAATACTGGGCGGTAGTAACATTCCTCCTTAGCTCAGTCGGTAGAGCATGCGGCTGTTAACCGCAGGGTCGTTGGTTCGAGTCCAACAGGGGGAGCCATCTCAGAAGCCTTGAGCCTCAACGGGTTCAGGGCTTTTCCCTTTTCTAAAATAGCTCGAAATTCCCATGTGTCTAACATTTTGTCTAACACTTTTTAATGTTTCAATGTGAATATTTTGCGTTATTTTTGTGTATTGACATTACCATTGATTGTGGTATAATCAATTTGTCGAATAAAAGTTGATTTTCTGAAACTTTAATACTTTTGATATTGATGTTAATTTGTAAGTGCAAAAAAAATACATACGAATACTTGTGTTCCAGTTATGCCCAATAACATATTTAAAATAAAAAAAGCTGCCTTGTTTCCTTTTAACAAAGAAATGCATAGTATCTTGCGATTCGAAGATAAACTGGACTTTGAAATCACTGATGTATATGATACAAAATATTCGTTGCGAGTTGGAAAGAACACTAACAAAGAAGTCAAGAGTGACTCCTCAGGGCATATTATCAAGAACATTGAAAAAATCGATTGGGACAGCTTTGACACATTGATTCTTGGTCATATCGACATGCTTATATTGCAAATGAAATCGTATGACTTCAAAAATAACCTGATTTCAGAAGCGCTACGGCATAATAAGCAGATATATTCTTTTGACGACTTAGGTCAAATCGTGAAAAACAATAAGAGAGTGCAAAGTCCAACAATACTGCCAGAACATCTCCCTCCTTTTCGATATGAAAAGCTACACGAAAATATTGTCCCCGTAGTTGGAGTTTTCGGCACAGGAGGACGCCAAGGCAAATTCACTTTACAAGTCACTTTGAGAAACTGTCTGCGGAATAAAGGCTTTAAGGTAGGTCAAATCGGCACAGAACCAAGTGCACTACTTTTTGGAATGGAGTATGTTTTCCCTATCGGATATAATAGTGTTTATTCTTTGCGCATACACGATTACGATGTTATAAGATATCTAAACGAAACTATACATAAACTGGAGGATACCCGGTGTGATATTATCTTGGTTGGATCCCAATCCGCTAGTGTGAATATCTATCCGAACCATCTCTACTATTATAATATTTTTCAAACAAATTTTTTAATGGGCACGCGCCCCGATGCTATTATTTTAAGTATTTCCATGAATGATACTTATGAATATATTGAAAAAACGATCTCATTTCTTGAATCAACCGTTGAATGTGAAGTAATTGCACTTTGCCTTTTTCCCGTGGTACAGACCTTTGACTGGGCGGGACCCGTGGGTCCAAGCAATATTATTTCAAAAGAATCATTCCAGAATGTAAAAAAAGATCTATATGATCATTTTAATTTACCTACATTTCTTTTGGGAGAAGAAGCCCAGATGATGGACTTAACAAATGAGATTATTTCATATTTTTCCCAAGAATCATAGATAACAGAAACACCGTAATATTTACACAAAACCACTTCTTAACAACAGAAAGGAGTGATTGCATAGTCTGCACAAGACCAAACGTCTCGATTAGTCTTATGCTGCTATGCAACATATATTTTATAATGAAAAAACGATTTAAAAATTTTTGGCATGGAATTCGTTTTATGCTACAATACACCAAGAAATTAAATCCCGCAGTATTTGTGCCTACATTTTTTCTTGTTATTCTTGAAATCGCGAAAACCTTTTCTTCAATCCTTCTCCCTCAATATTTTATTGATGATATTACAAACAGGTCATCAATTAGACAGACTATGTTTCATCTAGCCATATTAATAATTGCAATTTTTGGCATTCAGATTTTCAGAGCCGCTATTACCCCTTATATTTTAAAGGCGTATAACCAAGGTGATGCAAATACAGCTTTGGATTACGCATTTCATTATGTGAAAATGGAGTATAAAGACCAGGAAAATGATGAAATTCGCAATACACAAGAAAAACTGCGCCGCAATGTAACTGCAAATGGATTCGTAGCAGATGATTTGTCTGGATTTTTTATTAATCTGTTTTTAGTCATTGGCTTTTCTTTCATCATGGTAAGGCTGCATGTTCTAATCTATCTCGTCTTCTTTGTGATTGCAATATGCAATTATGAATTTGAGAAAAAAAGAGAACGATACAAATACGAATATGACCAAAATATCTCCAAGACTCAGAGAAAGCTTACCTATCTTTTTGAGATTCTCATTGATTTTCAATATGCAAAAGAAATGCGTATCAATCAAGCATCTAAATGGGCAAGCGATAAAATTGATAAAGAGGTAAAAGAATATAATCAAAAGTTAAGTGCACATACAAAAAAACTCTGCCAGCTTAACTTTTTTGAAACAGTTTTATTAGCGATAATTAATGCCGTTTCGTATGGATATGTTGTATATCTTGCATATAATGGCTCTATTTCAATTGGGCAAATGACAATGTATATTGGGACAATGCTTGCTTTTGCTCAGGCTGTTGGAGGACTGTTAGCAAGTGTAAATCGTCTGAACATGTTTTCAGTATATGTAAAAGATTACGAGACATATCTAGAAAACGTAACCTCTTCTAATAAATCGCTTCTTGCACAAACTTCATCCCAAAAAGAAGGTAGTTATGATATCGAGTTTGTAGATGTAAGTTTTAAGTATCCAAATTCAAATACCTTCGCATTGCAAAATATTAGCTTAAAAATTTGCACTGGAGAAAAGGTAGCGCTCATTGGCCTTAATGGATCGGGGAAAACCACCTTCGTAAAGCTTTTATGTAAAATTTATCAGCCGACAACTGGAAAAATACTACTAAACGGAACAGACATAAATGAAATTTCTTCCTCTGAATATGCAAAAATCATATCTGTCGTTTTTCAGGATTATAAAATTTTTTCCTTCACGTTTAAGGACAACATTATACTTTCTGGTGAAGATGATATAGCAAAGCTAGATGAGGCAACACGAGACAGCGGTCTTGAAGATAAGATATCTTTACTCCCTGACAGATATGAGACTTATATTAATAAAGATTTTAGTGAAGATGGAATTGAGCTTTCAGGTGGCGAGGGTCAGAAACTAGCACTAGCCAGAGTTCTTTATAAAAATTCACCTATTGTTATTTTGGATGAACCAACTGCAGCAGTAGATGCAATTGCAGAACAGCGTATGTATGAACAAATCAGTCAACTCACAAAAAATAAAACCACCATCTTTATCTCGCACCGAATGTCTTCAACAAAATTCTGTGATTCTATTTATGTGTTTGATGGAGGAAAGATTGACTCTGTTGGTGGACATGATAAGCTACTACAAAAACAAGGAATTTATGAAGATATGTTCATGAAGCAATCCCTGTACTATAAAACGTGATTGTCGCTGCCTTTTAATTTTCAGGAGAAAGGAATCATAGTTTTATGAGCAAGAAAAAAACTCCCATCTTATCCAATTTGTTTTTTTTGCTAAAGTTTATATGGAAAATAAATAAGAGGATTTATGCGTTGAATATCTTTAAAGTGGTGTTGGATATCGCACAAAGTCTAACTACTGTAATTTTTTTGCGATATATCGTACAGTACATTATTATAGACAAGAACTGGACTCTGACAGCTATATTTGTTGGAGCGCTTGTGGTCTCTCTTGGAATCACGCAAATTCTTTCGTCCGTGATAGAACCTATTCTAAGAAAAGATATGGATTTGCTTGAAAAACAGATTCTCACGCAAGTAGGCATGACCGCCATAAAAATGGATTATTTTGAAATGGAGAAACCGTTTGCAAAAGATTTGCTTCAACTGGCACAAGATCCGGGAAAGTTCGTTGGTGTGCTTGAAAATGTAATTGTTTCCATTTCTACATTTGTTACAATTATTGGTCTTGCTGCAACCATTCTTGCTGTAGACAAGATATTGATTGTTCCTCTGCTTGTCGCAATCGTATTGATCCTTTTATCCGAAAAAGTAAAGGCTTTAAACTGGACTAAATGGAAGAACCTTGTTATCCCACCACTCAGACGAACAAATTATGTTTTGGGGCTACTTAAAAACCCCATATACGGAAAAGAAGTCCGCATTAATGCAATTCAGGAATGGCTCTATGACAGAGCAGAAGAAAATTGTACGGAGTATCTAAAAACAAAAAAGAAATATGATCTAAGTTGCAGAAAATTCAGCATATTCTCAATTCTAATTAATTTTCTTCTATTTTCTTTTTTGACTTCGTTTGTTGTATATGTAATTTATAAAGACATTATTCAGATTGACGAAGCCGTGCTTGTTATCACCGCAGTCGTATCGTTATCAAATATATCCGAACAATTTTCGAACGCCTTTTCTGATTTAATGAAGAGTGGAACGTTTGTTACCGATTTCAGAACTTGCGTGAATCTTTCTCTAAAAAAAGAAGCTGAAAATCAAAACAAACCTTTCTTGTCAGAAAATAAATCACGCATGGAAATTGTATTTGACCATGTTTCGTTTCGATACCCTGGCAAGGAACAATATATCTTGCAAGACTTCAGTTTAAAGATTCATGCGGGGGAAAAAATTGCTATTGTTGGGTTGAATGGATCCGGAAAAACCACTCTTGTAAAATTACTTTGTCGTTTTTATATTCCAGATGAGGGACAAATTCTTCTCAACGGCAGAAATATATATGAATATAATGAGGAAGAATATAATTCATTTATTTCGGCCGTGTTTCAAGATTACAAATTATTTTCATTCTCTTTGAAAGATAATATTTTACTTGGCAAAACTGAAAATCCTGAAGACATAAATATAGCCTTGAAAAAAAGTGGATTCTCTCAAAGACTAAAAACTTTAGATAATGGCCTTGATACTTTGTATAGCAAAGAGTTTGATAAAAATGGCGTTGAATTATCGGGAGGCGAAAGCCAAAAGCTAGCTATTGCACGCGCCTGCTATAAAGATGCCCCTATTATTATTTTAGATGAACCAACCGCCTCGCTGGATGCTGTTGCGGAATATGAAATTTACGCAGGATTCGAAAAATTGGTTGAAAATAAAACTGCAATTATTATATCTCATAGGCTCTCTTCAACACATTTTTGTGATAGAATTATCGTAATAAATAATGGCACCGTTTTTGAAGACGGAACACATCAGAGCCTTATGGCAAAAGAATCAGGAATTTATAAAAAAATGTTTACCACCCAAGCTGCCCATTATTTTAGCGATCCTACTACGGTAGCTGTTGTAGACTAAAGTAAGACCATCAACTTAAATGGTGCAATATGTGGATTTGTAATTTCTGAAATCGAGGAGGGAATATTTTTCTCTTCACTACACAGTGAAGGCTCTGCTAGGCATATAGCAGTTTGATTTGAAATCAAACATACACTTGGCTTAATGATTGAAAGACCGATTAAGCGGCTTTGTCAATAAAAGTGTGTAAGTTTTTTAAGAAGTCAGATAAATGATGTTTTTGACCGCCTTTGGAGTGGAGCGTAGCGAAACGAAAAAGGCGGTCAAAACGGCGTCAGATTAAGTGCTCGTATTTCTCAATACGGGCTTTAATTTTGTCGTTGGTCGCAAGCTGATTTCTGACCATAGCCCAATTCTGCACTTTACTGCCATTCCATTTTTTGTAGAGCTCGGTAATTCTGAGATAGAGCAATTTAAGAAGTGCGTTTTCGTTTGGAAAGGCACCTTTTTTGGTAACCTTTCTGAAACTGGAATTGATGCTTTCAACAGCATTCGTGGTGTACATAACTTTTCTTACTGCACTTCCGTAATCGAAAAGCTGCTCTACATGATTGAAATTCCGTTTCCATACATCCACTGCCCCAGGATACTGTGACCTACGCAGCTCAGCTGTGCTCTTCAGCGTATTAGGTGTTTTGATAAGCGTGTATACGCCACCTTCAAAACCGAAGTATTTACCGAGCACCTCGTCAGATACCGGATATTCCACAGGCTGTCCAAGTATTATTCCCACCAGCTCGCCGTCTTTTATAGCCACGCAGTCATTGAAGTTAAGGTCTGAGTCTTTATATCCAAAGCGAATATACCTATTTCTGCCGGCTTTATTAAACTCCGCCACCGAGTATTTAAAGGTTACATTTATTACACGCGAGGTATACTCTTTCTTTCTTCCGTAAAAGCTGAAGTTAGTGCGGCGGTACACTTTCTCATAAACCTCGCGCAGTTTTATCTGATCTAAACTGTAATCGAGCGTGTTGGCGTATCGTCTATAATTGACCTTGCCGTCTTTATCCACCAACGAATAACCTGTGTCGGGGTACAGCTCATTTGTTATGTATATATCCTTAGCGTCGATACCCGGTATATATATTGTATTACCTATAGTTAATTCTCCTCATCCATATCCGTATTTATGGCTTGATTTCCATAGTCTATGTAAGCGACCTCATCCCAACTGCCGTGGCAGGGGTAGTCGTTGTCGTCGTTGCCGCAGCGGTTAATCCACGGGCAACCCTCACAAAACCCTCTATTCAACTTCTTTCTCTAATCCTTTCTGTAAAATGCCGTTCACACCTCTTCCCTAAATATCAGCCATATCTCATTTCGTCCGAGTTTTGCTGTCTATATATTACAAACTTCGGTTTAAAGTGTCCCGGTAGGGTAACTTGTACCCCGAGTTTCAATGTTTTATTTTTATGTATTTAGCTTAGCCTCCTCCACTCTTCTCCACGATGAATGGTGCAGGTCTTTCCGCAAGTCGGACAATCGTCAGCAATTACAACATGGTCATCCTTAGACCACACCGCAACCCTCTCGCGTGAAGATATCCATTCTGTGTGACAAGCGGAACACACGAAGCGCTCTTTATCGTTTACCATATCACTCTTCTTGGTTATGCGTCTGTGAGTGTAAGGCAGAGTTACTTCTAAAATAGAACCCACGATTGTACAAGACAGCAAAATAAAAAAGACCAACATTGCTACCATCCCGTCTGTCATTATTTGTTGACCTCCTTATTAATAATGCTATCTATCGTCTGCGCGACTTTAACGAAGTCTTCTTCCTTATACCCCTTCGTTGTCATCGCAGCAGTTCCAATTCTTACACCACTGGTCTGCACAGGACTGCGCTTCTCTCCGGGGACGCAGTTTTTGTTGAGCGTAATGCCGTGCTTGTCGAGCTCGTCCTGAACCATCTTGCCACTGATACTCGGATGCGTCTTCGACAAGTCAATCAAGAACAGGTGGTTGTCTGTCCCGCTGGTAACTACGTCATACCCCAGTCTGATAAACTCATCTGCCATAGCTTTGGAGTTCGCGACGACCTGATGGATATAGTCTCGATACTCCTGCGTACAAGCTTCTCCTGCGGCAACAGCCTTACCTGCGATGACGTGCTGCAATGGTCCACCCTGAACGCCGGGGAATACGGCTTTGTCAACCTGTAGCGCAAGGGACGGCTTGCAGAAAATCATTCCGCCTCTTGGTCCACGCAGAGTCTTGTGAGTCGTTGTCGTAATAATATCAGCGAGTCCAAAGGGGGAGAGGTGGTCGCCCGCAGCTACCAGTCCCGCAATGTGAGCCATGTCAACCATGAAGTAGGCGTTGCACTCGTTGGCTATACAGGCGATTCTCTCAAAGTCAATGATGCGACTATATGCAGAAGCTCCGGCGAGAATCAACGCGGGTTTAAGCTCGTGCGCCTTTCGAGCCAAGTCGTCGTAGTCGATGAAGCCACGCTCATCTACCCCGTAGAAGTTGACATCGTACAGCTTGCCTGAAAAATTCACAGCAGAACCGTGTGTAAGGTGTCCGCCGTTGTCGAGGCTCATAGCAAGAATCTTGTCTCCGGGCTGAAGGACGCTCATATACGCCGCCATGTTAGCCTGTGAACCTGAGTGCGGCTGAACATTGACATGGTAGTCTGTATTGAAGACTTCACGCCACTTATTACAGCAATACTCTTCAAGGGCGTCCACATTTTCACAACCGCCGTAGTATCTGCCTTTAGCTCCTGACGTTCTGACTGCGGGATAGCCCTCCGAGTATTTGTTGGTTAGACATGAACCAACCGCCTTTAGAACATTATCACTCACGAAGTTTTCGGAAGCGATGAGTTCTATGTTGTGGGCTTGTCTTTCTTCTTCATCTCTTATGTACTTAAATACTTTTGATCCCATTCACTTAACCGCCTTTATTTATTTTGTACTGTTTGATTTTCTTTCTTTTAACTTGCAATAATTTGGTGTGTCTTTAAGCATGTTAACCATATTTTCTTTACTAATTTCACACGGCTGTGGAAACGGCATCCAGTGTGTTACACAAATAGGCTGTCCTTCATCCCAATCATTTAAAGTATCAAAACCATATTCTCCATTTGCAGCTGGAATATAACCACCGCACCCTACAAGCCCTTCACATACTTTGACACGCAGATCCGTCATTTTACCATGACTTTCATCTTCAAGTACCATAATCAAACAACTATCATTCGGAAATTCTGGCTTTTCATCAAATACACTAATCCATTTATCCATTAGTTCACCTCCCTCACGCGCATACCATAGGTGCGCCGATAAACCCCTTTTCTACAAGCTTCTTATGAAAGAATTGTTTGCCCTGCGGGGTGAAGAACACCCTTACCGATACGATATCCGACTTAGTGTACCAATCTTTTGTCTCGAATAAGCCCTCGTTGCTCTTCTTTGCGTAAGGACGAAGCTGTTTGGCTGGAGTGCGGTACAGGTACTTTTCATCTATCAGAAAGTTAACGAACTTACGCTCAGAGATACCAAGTTCTTTGGCGGTGTCTCGAAGCCCCGTGCATTTATTAGGGCTAACAAACGTGTCGTAGAAATCCGCCTTTGGCTGGGCGACATCGAGCTTTGATTCCAACGCGTTCGTTTTGTCACGCAGTTTAAGAAGCTCTTCTGCAAACGCAAACATGACATTGGGGTCTTTCTGACATTTAGCGAGAAGCTCATCGGTCATGTAGCCGCCCGTCTTACGAATGGCGGGAAGGATATCTGCTGTAACCCAGCGCTTGAAAGCTTTGGCGTTAGGGAGCTTGCTCGAAATGATAAGGCTGTAAAGACCAGACTCGTTGATAATAGCCATTTCCTGTGCTCCACCAAGGGTGTCACATTTCGTTACACCCTTGTCCTCGGTGTCTACATGGTCTATCATTGCTTTGCGTGGATTACTATACCCGAGCACCTCAGCCACATCTTTTCCCACAAACCACGGTTCGCCGTCAATAGTTATAGTGCGGATTTCTCCAAATTCCTCATTGTTAAATACTGTCAGTTCATTCATTTCATTTTCTCCTTATTTATAATGTTAAAATTTGCAGGGAGTCACGTTTGCGTACCCCCCATATATTGTTGTAAAACTTTTCGACATTTTTGTCTGAAAGTCCGCCGCCAACATCCTTGCTTCAATCGAGGGCGTGCTCGCCGACATCCAGACTATCGCTCATTTTTGAGCAACAGGGATGTCGCAATTTGTGACACCCTTATCTTCTTGTCGTAGAACTTTTGCTCATTTTTGAGCTAAAGTATCTTTTCGGTAGTTGAGGGGTGACGCTGAATGAATCGTTCACCGCCGCCAACGATTATCATCTTCGCGAGGTCGCGAAAATGGTCTATAGTCTTATACTCAAGGCGGGCACATTCCCATTTTGGGAACCTGCTCATTTTTGAGCAGGTTCGATTTATAATGGCTAAAACTCAATAATGAATTGTTATCGAGTTTTAGCCAGAGCCCTCATGACCCTCACTACTAATGAGGGTCACTTTTATGTGGGAGGGGTCGATATTATCGACCCCCCGTAATATTTGTTGCCGGGAAGCTATTTGACATTTTTGTCTAACAGCCCCACATCACTTCTCCGCTCTGTACTTCGCCAACGCCGCCGTCGCCTTGCGTTTCTGTTCTTCGGAAATGCTTCGAGCGGCGTTCTTTCTTATAGTAACTGCGGAAGGGATAGCCTTTAGAATCATCCCACACACAGCGCCGTCGTCGTAAACCGTCTGCTCTACAGGTGTCCAGCCTTTACGCAGCGCGGCATTGAAGTCTTTCGGAACGGTGCTGTCCATTACCCAGCCGTCGCCACTTCTATATATGTGCGTCTCTCGCTCACTCACAGATATCTTACTCGTAATCGTCTTCGTCTTTATCTCCATTCTGAACCCTCTCCATCCAATCTTTTAAAAGTGTCCTCATTCTTCTGCTCGGCACATACAGCCATATCTCTTCTCCGCGTCTTATAGCCGATCTCCATATCCACTGCAACATAGTTGAAAGAGCGTACATATCTTGGTCTACCTCTACACCAAATTTCTCATACACACGCCTCTCCGCGACATTCATAAACAGGTTGACGGCGTAGGCGAGATACCTCTTGTTGATATATGAGTTAGTAGCCCTCTCGTTGAAGACGACATAACCCTTGGTGTAACCTCTGCCTTTCACCTTGTTGCAAGCGCTCTTATAGGTTCCCCACATACGCTCGTCCGCCTTGCACCCGCGCCATATATTGTTATAGCAGTTAAATATATGGTCTTTTACTGTCTTAAGTTCGCCGTCCTCACCAGCCTTGCGTCTCTGATACCAATTCATAGACAGCGCATGGGGCGGGTCGCCTATACGGTTGAGCTTTGGCGACTCTATTATATGTATAAGGTCTTTGATGTGTTTAGTGTATTCCGGCACATAATCAACGTTGTCCGAGAAGCGATAAACTCCGTCCCTTAGTGACACACCTATATATGCATAAGGGATTTTATTGGCTTTCATAAAATAGCAAAGGCTTTGCCCGCCGAACAGATAAGTCAGTATAAACACCTCATCAAACGAGGTAAGCAACTCAGGCGACAGCGCCCAATAATAAAGCTTCTCCTTTGACCCATTGTTGAGGCTTATAATGCTATGAGAACGAAGCATCTTCATTTCTTCGGAGAACTTACCCTCGTCATACCATTTACCCGTTGGCAAATATACGCCATTGTCATTCGTCAAAAAGCCTGTAGCCTTGAGCATTTTTACATCAATAGGCTTCAACTGGCTTTCAACAAGAACCTCTAAGCTCTCATCTATAATAAGGGTATACCCGAGTTCCTTTATCTTAGCCAAGGTCTCTCTGGAGTAGCTCTTGAAAGCCACATGAGTAGTGGTAATATTGCGCCCCTTTTCAACAAGAGCAGCCGTATGCTCCGTTTTTCTAAAATGGTATTCACCCAGCTTGTTGCTCGGTTCAACGAAGTGCAGCTCCGGACACCCCTCTTTGATACGATTGCTCTCCGCCAGATACGGCGTTACATAAATAAATTTCTTCTCCTTGTGTTCGTTCATATAGGTAATGGCAGCTTCGGTTTTACCAGCACCCATAATCGCATCGCATACTTTGACGCTAATAATGTTTTCCTCCCTATTTTTTGATTTTAAAACTTCAAATGTCTTAAAGATTTCTACACCCTTTGTATATCAAAGCATCTGAGCACCCCCTTGTTATAAAAACAATATATGTTATGTGAAGGTCACAAGTCCACTAACGTGTCCTTGCTCGCCACATAATTCCGTCTACGGAGTAGGCGGGAGGCTACGCTATACCACCTCGGGAGAAGTTCTCTTCGCAAGCTTCGCTAACTTCTCTTCGGAGATACCGCTGACGCCTCCCTCAAACATCTCCGTAGGCGGGTGGAAGGCTTCGCCTTATTTCTAAAGGAAGACTGCATCCTCGGTTCGCTCCATCTTGAGGCGAACTCAGCAAGCCTTTAACTGCGCTACGCTCCGTTTCCGTTCGCCTTATTAGTGTCGCTCACCTCGGATTTGCCTTGAAACGGCTTACGCCGTAGCCTGTACCACCATGTTATGTATATACCTTACACCCGAGGTTGGCTGATTTACCAAAATCTGAAGGTTAAATTTATGAATAAATTATTAACAGAAGTAGAGGGTAGAAGCTTAGCGCGTAGCGATAAACATAAATAAAAAAAACGCGCCCTTCGGCGCGTAAGACGATCGTATACATATAGAACTTGTAGAAGCTTTCTTCGAAGACGTCAGCCTGTACATACCAACCCTGATGGGTCTATAGGCTTATACCACGGACGAAAGACCGCTCGTAAGGTAGACTTTAGGGATTTTAGCCTGTACCACATCTTTATCTCGGACGCTTGTAGGGGTAACTTTGTGCGTAGAGCGGGCTTTTACCAGTTTTTTTAAAATTTTAAAAAGCACCAATCTACCTGACCCGTAGAAGATACCCTCTACTATGGGCGGGATTTGTGTAGTTCTGAGGGTCTATTTTTGACGACGTGTGAGTGGGGTTGATTAACTAAGCGGTTTTTCACGATTATTTTTCTGCTATAGGTTTAAAATAGCCCCCTTGCGGGGGATAATCCATAAAGGCGTATTTTATGGATTATTATACCTATATAGTCGAGGTATACAAGCTATGATATTTTAGTGTTATATAAGCATTATTTTTTGTTGTATTTACAACGCCGTCTACACGTCAACGTCAACACTGCATAATATCACCGTCAACACGTCAATTACATCTTATATGCTAAAATAAAAAAATACCTATACAACAAAAGATAAATTCCGATGTGTATAGGTATTATATTATATATTATATATAGCTCTATAGGTAGGTATATATACCTATTATGTCGGGACGGCTACACCGTCCCCATCGGCGGCACTTGTGCCGCCTAATAGACGCACGAACATTTATTATTCTGCGCAAGAATTATTTATCGTTGATTGGTAGGTGCAGCACAGCGCGGAGTGCATCGGGGGATATATGCGCGGCAGCGGCTACTACTGATACTGCCGTGTTCAGGTCAGGCGGCGCGGGTGTAGGTGTAGGCGCGGCGTTACAACGTAACAAAGTATCTATGGGCATATTCAGGTAATTACATATAGATACAAGTATAGTATATGACATTGCAGTACCTTTATCCATATAATATAGTGTATTTTTAGATATATTTAAGTCATGCAACATCACGCTGACGGGCACGCGCCTAAAATGGCACATATGTTTTATTCTTTTTGAGATTATAGGCGGCTCAATATCTGCCATATTGTACAATTCGGCGGGTTTATTTTCATTCATTTATTGTGCAATCCTCCAAATAACAATAGATTTATAGAAAACTCTTGCAAAGTCCATAAATTTATGGTAGTATATAGGCGTACTCAAGAACAGGGCGCGCCAACATCCGAACGGCACGGCAGAGCGGCAGAGCCGCCGCCGACAAGCTGACGGATGACCGCAAAGGCGCGGCAAGGTGCTAATCTACCATAAAGAAGGCAAGGCGCGCACGGTTCAAGCGGTATACATAAGATTATACACCAATGCCGCGAAAAGTCAAGCGGCACAGGGCTTGCCCATTATTCAAGCGGCTTGTTATCCGTTGCAAGGGTAAAAAGAGCGGAAAGCGGAACACATAAATATTATTGTATAGCCTTGCAATACTTCGATATTGCTATCACGCTTTGACGGCTTTTTATAGCTATCAGCCAAAGGCGGCGCGCGCCGTGGCGCGTTTATCGTATGTAATAATATTGTAAAATATCGGTAACGGCGGCGGGACACTCTCAACCGTTACTATGCCGCATAGGGGCACTATGCGGGGCGAATAAAGGCATTTTATCGCAAGTCCGTAAAGGGTCAAAGAAATAATTGCCATTTAAGCGGGTGCATTATCTGTTTAAATACTTTGATTCTGTTGCGCTAAAATGGAGAGTCCGGGGACGGCTTGAACCCGTCAACCGTTGGTATCGATATATACGCGATGAATATATCAATAATAAGAATAAAATAACCTATTCATTAATGTTATAAAGATATTTTAGCTTTACACTGCCCGCGCTGTTTCTCAGGAAATACGAATAACGGACGGCGAATTTTTATTCTCAGGAATAAATATTTATTGCAAATCGGAAATATTAATATTCCATTGAATGAATAATGACGATATATAATTAATTCGTTTTTAACACATTCCGAGCGCGTGAACTGTTATATGTTCGCGCGTTCTTTAATGTGCTAAAAGCATATAAAAATTTTAAATAAGGACGGTAAAAAATCATGAAAAAGACAACAGAAAAGAAAGCATTACGGAATATTGCGGATATCAGAGCAGATCTTGAAACACGCGCTAACGCCTACAACGCGGCAATAAACGCCGACGACACAAAGGCGGCAGAGCTCGAAAAGCTCGACAATGAAACATCAGAGCTTGAAAAAGAGTATGCCCGCGCCGCGTTTCATGCAACGGCTCTCGAATTGCTTGATAAACCCGCGCCCATGCTTGCGGCGGCAACGGCTCTGACTTTCGAGACGCTGAAACACAAAGACAAAGAGGATGAAAACGGCATAAAGTCGCGCGAACTCGTCACGGCTGAACGCCCGCTTGATTTTGTCGCGCTTGAATCATTTTTTGTTGAGCGCGGAAAGAAATTCGGCGCGGAGTCTACATGGGTTTACAAAGTCGCGGCTTTTAATCGTTTACTTTGCATGAGAACGGCGCAGAGCATCGGCGCGGATGTGAAAACAGTCGCGGAAAAGTTCGCAACGCCCACGCAAGCCCGCGATATCAATCTCGGCAAAACTCCGACAAGCAATACACAGTTGCTCAAGCAATTACAGATGATAATTGACTCCATGCTTTATGTAGAGGGTTTAAACGGTAACATCTATAAAGCAAATTCGCACGATGTCGGATATCTGTTGTCCCTCTACGCGAAGAAGGGGCGCGGCGTTCTGAGTGTTGCGGCGGCTCGTCCGAAGTATCTTGAAAAGCTTATCGCTGAAATACTTCACCGCATAGTTACCGAAAAGTCCTATAATATCGAGTTCAAGGAAAAGAAAGACCGCGCAAGCGGCAAGATAGACCCTAAACCCGCCGGGGCTGTTGAATCCGCAAGAAAATCCGCGAAAAAATCGAGCGCAAAGGCTCAGACAAAGGCAAAGGCAACAAAAGCGGCGTAAAAAAATTTTACGCTCAAAAGTGAAATTAAATCAAAATTAAAAATCCTCGTCTGAAATGAAATGAAAATCAGTTTTGACGGGATTTTTATGTCCAAAAATAAAGGAGGATTTTACTATGTTGAAAATCAGAGCTACACAAAAAGAGATCAAGAACAGATGCGCGTACATTATCAAAGTGCCGTTTTGCGCGTTGCAAAACTTGCTGAGAATGGATGATCCGTGCGCCTATACGGTTAGACGCGAAGGATGGGCTGCGGATGTCTACGATTTCGGTTTAGCCGTTATAGTTACCGGATATGCGCCGTTTGGCAACATCGAACCGCCGTATGAAATGCTTAAAGAATACAACACAAAAGCTGATTCTATTTCAGATTGGCGGGCTTTAGCAAAGTTAAGGAATGAATTTATACAGGCTTGTATTGCACTAATTTAAATTAGAAGGGAAATTTAAAATGAAAACTAAAACAAAAGTATATGCAATAATCGCAACCATCATGACCGATTGTTATGCCGTACTGATTGCCTTGAGCGTGTGGAATCTCGGCGTACAGATGAAAATTAATGCGCTCAAAAGCGACGGCAGGAATGTTATGTACACCGACGCCGCCGCCTTCGCGGAGGTCTGCGATGAAATCGACCATCTAAAAACCCTAAAAGCGTGGAATTAAATCTAAAACAGAAAGGAATTGAAAATCATGCGCTATTACAAAGTTAAACCGGAATACGATCAGACCTACAAGAATCCACGCATATACGACGGTAACATTTTAATCGGGGGTGAGCTTTATACGGAATCGGAACGAATTAAAATGCGATTCGTGCCCGATAAGTGTTTCGATGTTGTAGATATCCCGCGCAACAAAACTGGATTTATCTTCGGCGCAAGATTTGCATTTGGAATCTAAATCAGAAAAGAGGATGCAACCGTAGAAAAATCTACAATTCTGCGGGATTTTTATACCCTGAATGGAAAAGAATTTCAAGGAGGATTTGAAATTATGAAAGAAATTACGATTACAACGACAACAACGGTTAAAATACCGACAGCAAACGAAATAAAAGCGACGGCACGAATCCCGTCACCGATAGAACCTGAACGCGCACTTGTAGTACATTGTTTCGTTGATGGTTATGAATTTAGTGAGGCAGCAAGTCACGCTGTATATGAGTGCATGGCGGAAGCAGATGAATCGTTAAAAAACACTATTGCGGGCGATGTTGTGGAGGCGTATTGTGACGAAAATGGAATCCAGTGGGCAAGTATACGCGTTGTTAGCATTGCAAAATACAACGAGCATTTTGTAATAGAGGCGATTGTTAAAACGATTTAAAAAAACAAAGCGGGAAATAAACTAAAGAAAATCACTTCGGAAATTGGTAATGAAATTATATTCCCAAAGTGTTTCTATTCTCAAAACATAGCCTAAATACTACAAAAACGAGACAAAAACGAAAGGAGCGAGTATTTTACTATGTCATACGAAAAGTTTGTAAAGGGAGTGGTGTGGAGAGTCGGATTTGAAACGAAAATCCGTTTTGAAAACGACGGCGAAAAGTATACGGCATACATAACGGGCGGAATTATTATCTACGGAAATAGCATATCCGCTCTTGTATTGGTGCGCTGGGGCGACGGTCATTCGGCGCGAATAAAATTAGAGGAGGAAAGGAAATCATGAGCTATAGTACCTATGGGGTCGAAGTTGAAAAGCAAAACGGTTTGGTAATCGGAAAGCATTTCAACAATCTCGATGATGCTATATGTGTAGCTGAGCGGGCTGTATATGAGCGCGGCTGCGTGTGGTCTTGTGTATATATGCCTAACGGCGATATTTATGTTGAGTATGAGATGTAAATCGAATACAGCGTTAGCTAATACGAAGTATAGCTTTAGCTAATACGAAGAAATGTGGCGTAAAATTTTAAAAGATTTTGGTAAATAACCGAAGTTGTGATATAAGATAGAGCCGCCGTGAAAGGAAAACCAAACTCGGCTGCTAAATTTAAAATCAGAAAGGAAAACAAAATGAAAATCGAAATCAAAACCGGGAACGCCGCTTTCCATGACTGTGACGCGGAAAATGAATATGCCGACTACTACACCACGGCGGCTGAGCTTGACCGAATTTTTGGGCAGATAAGCAGAGCTGTAGCCGAAGGGCGAACAGACGGCAAGGTGATAGACAGCAACGGAAACATATGCGGAGAGTGGAGGATCTGAAATGAAAATGATTTTTGTTGTGGTTGTCACTGCCGAAAACGGAAAGTATTCCGCCTTCGCCGACACGATAGCGACGGGTAATAACTTAATCGCCATACTTAAAAGATACAACGCTGATATATGCCATTTATGCGAAAGCCGTAGAGAGGCGGAGGAACTGGCGCGAAAATGGAATGAGGCGTATAGACAAAACGGTACAAACTTATTTTAAATCAGAAAGGGAATCAAAATGGAATTGAGATTTGCAATCACAACTGTAATTGAAATTGCCTTCGTCGTCGCGTTTTTGTATGCGCTGTGGCACGAGGGTAAAATTATAGCTTTCGAGGAACGGATGGAGGATGCCGTAGCTCGATGGCTTGCAAAGAAAATCATAAACAGAAGGAGGAGAGCTGCGGTTGACAGAAGAAGACAGAATGAAAAGGTTCGTTAAACACAAAATCAAAGTCCTAAAGGAATTGGGTGTGAGTTTGACAACCGAAGATGAAAAGCGTTTGGCGACGGCTTCCAGTTATATCGCTGTAGATAATATGGCGAGAACGATGATTCAGAAATTAAATTAAAATTCAGGAGGAAAATGAAATGAATAAGGTTATCAAGGGAAAGAAGTACAACACAGAAACTGCAAAGGAAATTTGCGACAGAACAAGCTACTGCAACGGAACGCCGAGCAGTTGGACAACTCTTTATCAGAAGAAAACCGGTGAGTTTTTTATAGCTCGAATATCCAGCGGCATGAATTGCTGGGACACGGAAAACAAAATCACCCCGATCGGTATCGATGAAGCAAAGGTGTTTGCTGAAGAGAACATGGATGCGGATGGCTATGAGTCCGTGTTCGGTGAAGTCGAAGAGTAAAAGGAAAGGAGAATTGAAAATGAAAAATGGTTTAACAATCAAAGATGCGACTGAACGCTGGGTTCACGAAATGAACGCAATCTCACAAAACATAATCGAGAAGCTGATGAACATCGGCGACGAGGACATCCACGAGGTGACTGAGCCTGCGGTCGGTGACAGAGTTTACTGCTACCAGCCGCTGAGCGAGCATTGCGGCGTGATCGAGGACATCTACGAGGATGGTCGGTATCACATCCAGCTTGACAATGACTCGTGGACGGATGCAGAGCGCGATGACTTTGAGGTCGAGTACGATGATGCTCTTCCGATGTGGGGTATAATGTGGTCGTTTGGCGACTCCGTAGATGATTGGTGGCTTGAAGAAGGAAATGGAATCGAAATCATGTCGGAGTGCGGGTTTAGAATTTACGAATCTGATGAGTTCGGATATTTCTTTGGCATAGACGGAGCGGGCTACAATTTCTACGATGCACACTGGATTCCGCTCTATAAGGCAAGAGGACTTCAATGGCACGACCCAGTAGCGGAGCAGGAATACCAAATGTTAAGCAAAGGGTATAAGAAAGAAAAATTGGGCGCGAATACATACTGGATGGACAAAAACAATAATGTAATTGAAGAAGTAATCAAGGAGGAATTTTAAAATGGGATGGACAAGTTATCACGCGTCGTTCTATAAGAACGGTAAAATAGATAGAAAAGCAGAGTGCGACAGCATAATGAATTGCGATATGGTAGGCAACAAGGGGAGATATGAAGTGCTCAAATCTGCTATGGTGGGCTCTACTTACTATGCCGCTGTAAAGAAAACCATTTTCAAAACGGGAGCTAAGCCCGAAAAGGAAAGCGTTTTTGGAGTGGTAATGCTCACGTCCGTTAACAACAAAGACTATTTTAACTTTTCTTACAAGGATATGGATGAGAGCGCTGGTCCCGGTTACTATGATTGTCCGAAAGGAATACTTGATGTGCTTACCCCTACGGAGTATGAGTGGGCAAAGGAATGGCGAGAGCGCTGCTATGAGAATATAAAAAAGAAAAAGAGTCCAGACGCACTCAGCAATCTGCCAATTGGAAGTGAAATAAAATTTACTTTGTGGGACGGTACTGAAAAACGGTTAGTAAAGCATCCGGCTGCGTATCAGTTTAGTCGTCCGTTTTGGATGAACTTAAATGAATATACATATGTGCCGGTAAACAGAATCCCTAAAAACTATGAAGTAATAAGAAGAGGCGCGTAACCGTGTTTGATTATCGATAATATTAATTCAAAAAGGAGAATTAAAATGCCAAATTGGGTAACAAATCGAATTGTGTTTCACGGAGATCAGGAGAATATAGACAGGGTTCTTCAGTACATAAAAGGAAATGGGTCTGAAATCGACTTCAACAAAATTATTCCAATGCCCGACAACATTTATCGCGGTGATTTAGGCAAGAGGGAGAGGGAGCTGTACGGCTCAAATAATTGGTATGATTGGAGTGTGGCGAATTGGGGCACGAAATGGAACGCGCAACACTCCTCACTTAACCACAAGAATACGCTGTGGTTTGATACGGCGTGGAGCTGCCCTATACCCGTACTCAATAAGCTTGCAGAAATATGTTGCATAAACGATGTTAGGCTTGAAGGGGAATGGGCTGACGAGGATTGCGGTTGTAATGTTGGCGTGTTTTGGAGCGACAACTGTGTAGACAAAAACTGTGATTTTTATTATAAACCCATAGATGACGAGACAGACGAAGCATACGACATATATGTAAAACTCAAAGGCGAGAGTGATTGTATGGGTAAGGACGGCGATGGACATTGGATCCGTTACGATTGTGATACTTGCCCAAACAAAGACAAATGCTAAAACAAAAATAACAAACAGAAGGGAGATATAAAAATGAAAACATATAAAGGCTTTGACAAAGACTTAAAGTGCAGAGACTTTCAGTATGAAATAGGAAAAAAGTACGAAGAGAAAGAAGCAAAAGCTTGTGAAAAGGGATTCCATGCTTGCGCTAATCCACTTAATGTACTTCAATATTATCCTCCTTGCCATGAAAATCGATATTGTGAAGTAGAACAAGATGGCGATTTTTCCGAAAACGGTGATGACTCGAAGATTGCTTCTACAAAAATAGAAATTAGTAATGAGATTAGTCTTGAGGAATTGATACAAGCCGCAATGAACAAAAGTGGCGAAAGTGAAATTTATTCTGTGAATACCGGCGACCATACGGTGGCGGAAAATGCAGAGAATTGTTCAATAGCATTAAATAAGGGCTATGGCTCGATAGCGACAAATGCTGGACACTATTCACTGGCAACGACTATAAAAAGTTTTACAATAGCAGCAAATACGGGTGATTATTCAGTTGCATGGGGTCAAGAAGCTCATTCAATAGCAACAAATATAGGCGAAGGTTCAGCGGCACTGAGTGGTGGATATCGGTCTATAGCAGCGAATACGGGGGGACGTTCTGCTGCCATAAGTTACGGTGAGGATTCAGTAGCAATAAATGTCGGCAACCAGTCAACAGCTATAAATAATGGTGGCACATCGGTGGCTTTGAATGCAGGTCATCATGCAGAAGCGTCAGTTCAAAATGAAAATTCTATTGCAATAGCGACAGGCATCCAATCAAGAGCGAAGGCGGGACTTGGCTCAGCGATTGTTCTTGTGGAGAGAACCAGTTGGAATGGAAGGGATTATCCGCTAAATAATATTAAAGCGGTAATTGTAGACGGAGAAAAAATCAAGGCTGATACTTGGTACACCCTTAAAAACGGCGAGTTTGTTGAGTGTGATTAACAGAAAGGAATTGAATTTGGAATGAAATTAAAATTTGATTTAGGAATGCAGGTCATGACGCAGGGTATAGCGAATATACTCGGTGACGGTAAAATTTGCGAGGAGCTGCTCGACGCTTTCGGGCGATACACAAAGTGCGATTGGGGTGATATCCCCGAAGAGGACAAGGCTTTAAACGACGAAGCGGTTCGGGTAGGCGATGGACGAACGCTCGCCGCATATAACACAAGTAAGGGCGAGATTTGGATAATCACAGACTTCGGCGACGAGGGTAATGTGACGACCATGCTGTTGCCGGAGGAGTATTAAAATGAGCTAAGGCGAGGTGTAGTATATGATTTACACGGTATTCCCCCAAAATATTGACTCGTTCAATATGCCGCAGGATTTTTGCTCTTACAAATCAGCAACACAATATTGTAAAGAAAAAGATTATGTGGTGGGGGTGGATTGCGAAATCGAGAGCACAGAAGGAAACGTGGAATAATAAGAAAGGAAAATAAAAACAAAATGAATTATGTGTATGTGCGAAATATTAAAAATGGTAGAGAAGAGTTTATGAGAGGATTTGCCGATACTGATGACGCTATCGACCATATAGCGAGATGTTATAGAATCGATAAAGAGCTTAGTCAGCTCGGTGAATATTATTACTTTATGGTTCAGCACTGATAACGCAAAGGAGGTGGAACGAAATGGAGTATCTTGTGAGATTCAACTATTCAGGACGAGTTACATATGAGATTGAAGCAGACGACGAAGAGACGGCGAAGAGAGAAGCTGCTAATAGGTGGTCGGTTTGGGTGTCGGCAGACGCGGTGGGGTACGATCCCGAGGTTGCGTGTGCTGGCATTGAGTATGACACTATGACGGCTGAACGGCTAATAGACGGTGATGTAGCGGAGGTAAATGAAAATGTATAAACTTGACTTTTACACAGCGATATCTAACAGAAACGACTCTAAGACCCTTAATCACTTTGAGCGGGTTAGCGGTTATGGACAGGTAGTAAGAACTCCACGAGGAAGAGAAATCGAATTTGGTTTTGATAAGCGGAGTGACGGATGGTATGTAACCGATATTTCTTCCGGTATGAGGATTCCTAAAAAATATGACACAAGGATGAAAGCGCTCGCCGCTCTTAACGCAGAGCTGCTTAGTAAGGTTGATAAGGCAGTAGAGAACGATACATACAAAGCTGTAGTGAAAGCTCTTAGCGAATTTAAAACAAATTCGGAGGTAGCGTGATATGACGGTGTATGAAGTGTTGGAAACATATTGCAAAAACTGCGTACACAACGGTAATTGTTGGAAGCCGTGTGCGGCGGCGACATCGGCGGTAATGAGCGACGAAAAGGTGAAAGCAAAGACGGTGGTGAGTTTATGATACTGAACACGACATATTGTAGACGAGCTTTTACCGGCGTGTATTGTGAACATATGGACGGAAATGTGTGTGTTAGACAATCCGGCGAGTGTGAGTTTCAGTACGGAGCGGGTAGGCGACGAGAAGTTGCAGCTCAAAAGGAATCGGATTCTGATTTAAAAAACGAAAACAAAAGGAGAACGTAAATGAATATCAAAGTAAAAATCTGTGATAAAGCTATCGAGCTTATTGATCTGCTGGCTAATATGCCGCTCGCTGATGATGAATTTGTCGATGAGATAATAGACGGTATTCGGTACAACGAGCCGTACCGAATAGAAGCAATTAGAGATGAGGTACAGAATGGCTGAAGAAATATACTATTACATAATGGACAAGCATGGAGTAATCTATGGTAGAAGTACAAGTAAAACTCGACTTCAGGAGAAAATGAAAAACAATTTTACCGAAGCTGTTATACGGAAGTTAGGAATAGAAATCGTTGAGGTGTATGATAGCATCTGAGCTATCGTAAGTAAAAAAAATAATATGGGAGAGGAAGATTAAAATAATTAAGAGAGGAGAAATCTACTTGGTTTCGCTGGACGGAGTGGGGTCTGAACAACGGAACACAAGACCTGCGATTATAGTGCAAAACGATGTGGGAAATGCCCACTCGCCGACGACGGTTATCGTACCTTTATCGACAAAAATAAAACCGTCTATGGCGACGACGCACGTCAAAATAACAAGTAAGCAGGGCGTAAGAGATGAGTCAGAGGCGTTATGTGAGCAGTTGAGAGTTGTGGACAAATCGAGATTAGGAAGGAGAGTGGGTAAAATCACCGACGAATCGGTTATGACGGATATAACAAGAAAAATAAAAGTAGTGTGCGGCTGTTAATTGGAGGGAAAAATGGAACATCAAACAGTAGTGGCAAAAACGAAAAATGGAAATGAGTTTGTGGCTTGTTCCGGTATCGGAAGCAAGCTCTGCTCAATACATAGCTGCGAGTCGTGTCCTAAGATGAAATCAATTCGGGACAGCGCAAATAAGCTTGGATATGCCGGAAAAGGAAATGACTTTGCAGAGCTATTAAATTATCTATTCGATAAGGAGTGTGAACAGTTTGGAAATTATGCTGTTATGGAGGTGTGTATGCCAGATTGACTCAATTCAAAGTAAAAGAGTTCAAGAGAATTTTACGGGATAACGGCTATAAGGAGGTGAGGTGTTGCGGTAGCCATCAAACTTGGAGCAATGGTGCAAACAAAATTACTTTGCCGACGGTTAAGCTGAGTCCTGTTATAGCGGCTCGACTCATAAAGGAAAATGATTTAATGACGGCGAAAGCAAGAAATCCCCCTCTTCTATAAGCGGTGGGATGAATTGCGGTAAACTTTTATTGTATATATAGATGGGATAACCGTAAATGATGAAAGAAGGGAGTGATCCGTATGGCAAACAGAGCATATAAATTCCGAATATACCCGAATGCCGAGCAACGAGAGTTGTTTGCTAAGACATTCGGCTGTGTCCGATTTATCTATAATCGTATGCTTGCGGATAAAATTAAGCATTACGAGAATACTGGGTTGAAGCTTAGCAATACTCCCGCCCAGTATAAAGACGAATTTGCGTGGTTGAAGGAGGTTGACAGTCTTGCTCTTGCTAACGCACAGATGAATCTTCAGGCGGCTTACAACAACTTCTTTCGAGATAAGAAAGTCGGATTTCCGAAGTTCAAGAGTAAAAAGACTCACCATCACTCGTATACAACAAACAATCAAAAAGGGACAGTTGCACTTATTGGCGGCAAGCTGAAACTACCAAAAGTCGGTATCGTGAAGATTAAACAGCACAGACAAATTCCTGAAAACCAAAGGATAAAGTCTGCAACGATTTCTCAGGAGCCGTCCGGAAAGTACTTTGTTTCAGTTCTCGTTGAATACGATTATGAAACACCCGAAAGACATTTAGACAAAACGAGGGCGTTGGGGTTGGACTATTCAAGTCATAGTTTCTACGTCGATAGCCAAGGCAGAGAGGCTGACTACCCGAAGTTTTACCGCAACGCTCAAAACGTTTTAGCCAAAGAACAACGAAAGTTGAGCTTGATGAAATATGGGAGCAATAATTACGAAAAGCAACGAGTAAAAGTTGCATCCATACAGGAGCACATTGCTAACCAGCGTAAAGACTGGGTACATAAGCTCTCCCGACATCTTGCAGACACTTACGACATCATCTGTGTGGAAGACATAAATCCACAAGGAATGGCTCAGTGCCTTACCCTCGGTAAATCTACGAATGATAACGGTTTCGGGATGTTCCGTGATATACTCAAGTATAAATTAGAGGAACAAGGGAAACGGTTGGTTAAGATAGATAGGTGGTTTCCGTCCAGCAAGATGTGTCACGTCTGTGGCTGTATAAACGAAAATCTAAAATTATCCGACCGTGTGTGGACGTGTAGTTGTGGAGAGGTTCTCAACCGAGACCATAACGCCGCAATAAACATATTGAACACCGGATTAAACCAAATAGACTAAAACAAATCTGAACCGTGGGACACACGGAGTTAGCTCGTTGATACTTAGTCCGTTAGGACTATTGAGCGAGAAGCCCCGCCTCTATGCATAGCATAGGCGGTGGGAGTATGTCACGTGTCCAATAAAAGTGACAACTTACAACAGGAAAAAAATTCCTGTTGACAAGAGAATTTTTTTGGACTATAATAAAAAATGTAAACGGAACAAATGTTCGATTAAAGTTCGATTAATGAAAGGAGAAATTTGTAAAATGGGATTTTTGGGTTCATTTCTTGGTCTGATTGGTGCTTCGGCGGTGTTTGTTGGAGCCGATGTTAAAGAGCGTTGGGACGAAATAGATAGAGAGCGGCAGCGCATTGCGGCAAATCCCGCACCGCCTCCGGAGATGAGGGGAAATTTAAGAGATAAATATGAATCTGAATGGCACAGGGGCGATAACACTCATTTCCCGGAAGAATATCTTCCTGCTCTTGAGAGCGATCCAGAGGTACTTTACTGGTGGATTGAGCTTCTTGCAGAGCGTGAGATAATGCTCATGTACGGTAGAGAAGCACAAGACATGGATAGCCAGCCCTGCCGCTATTCCGAAGTCAGGGGAACGCAATAGAAAAATTCATAGCTGTATGCTATACTTAATTAGCATTTGAACATATCAAGCTGACACAGCAATCTCTTTGCTTGCTGTTAATGCGCGTCTACCAATAGTCCGCAGAAAGCAAGAGTAGCGTAAAGGTATAAAAATTTCAAACTTCTTTGTAACGAAATTCCGATTTCTCCGTCTAACCTATG